TACCTTTGGTGCTACTTCTGCAGCCTTACCAGCTTCTGCAACTTTAGTGGCTTCTGCTACCTTTGGTGCTACTTCTGCTGCTTTGTTTTTACCAAATAAGAAATTTTTGGCATTTTCAAATAATTTACTAAAGGTGCCTTTGACGCTTTCTACTATTTTAGAAATTCTACTGCTGATGCCTTCTATCATTTTACTGATAGAAGCTCTAACATCACCAAACGCTTTAGAAATTCTACTGCTGACGCCTTCTATTGTTTTTCGTATAGACCCACTAATACCGCTTACGGATTTATTGATCCATCCAATCAACCCATTAACCGCACCAGCAATTGATTGCAAACTATCTTTAAATTTAGAAATTAAACCTAATGCCAGAGGAATTAAAAGATAACCAAGCGTCTTAAGAAAAGAATTTGTTTCCGCTTTTAGTTTTCGAATAAAAGCGGAACCATCACCACCTTCTTTCTGAGGGGTATCTGCATTTTCTGCAGCCGCCATTTGCTGAGCTTCAAAGATTTTTCTTTGTAAGTCAAGCTGTTGTTTTGATATGTTTTTTACTTCAGTTATCGAGTCATCTATCTGATCTAATTTTTCTATGATAAAATCAAGTTTTTTGATTATTACTGTGAAAGGACTGGATTTAAGAGTGGACTCAACTTCTTCTTTTTTTACGCTCTTGCCGTTTCTAGAAAGCCAAAAGCCTTGTCTGTTGATGCCTTCTGATCTAAGGATCGCAGCTTCTAAAGGATTATACCCCTGCCCTTTAGCTCTTTGTGAAAGCACAGATAACCCAGAATCTTCTTTTTCTGGTTGTTCTTCACCGTCACCTTCATTATCACCGCTGCCCATAGCTTTCCCTACTTCATAAGCACCACCAACTACTGCTGCTTTTTTTGCTCCCCTTACTACCTTTCCGCCTAAATTTTTTGCTCCACGTAATGTGTTCGCAATCACACCACCTTCGCCAACTGCTGCTGCTTCTCCGCCAACTGCTGCTGCTTCTCCGCCAACTGCAAGTGCTGCAGGTCCACCGGCTCTAAGTGCTAATGCACCAACCACGACCGTTGCTACACCTTTAACGACGGCGATAGCGGCGTCTGTTTTACGTTCAGCTTCGTTTTCTTTTACCAACGGATCGTCTTTACCAGCCTCCATCATTTCATCATAAGTCATCTTGCTGCGATCTTTAATCGGCGCACCAGTAGGTGAACTTTCTTTTGGGGTGGGTTGTTTATTATCGTCAGCCATTTTGCTCTTTCTTACTCTCTATGTAATCGTTTAACATTGACACGTATATGTCCCTCTCGAATGGAATGAGTTCTTCAAGATCGCTTATCGAGTAATGATAATGTTGTGCCATAGAAAATATCGTTGAGTAATAATTTGATAAGCTGTTATGATTTAGGCAAAGGTAAAAAAATCATCTAACGAAGACAGTTCGATTTCTCTTGCTGTTCCTTTTGAGTTTGTATACTCAATTTTGTGGTATAGTTTAGGCATGGTAGCAAAGAACTTTTGAATTTCTTCGAAAGCTTTTACGTTCAATGAATCAATAAATTCTTCTAGTTCTTTTGGATCGTTTTCTTTAACTACGTAAACTGTATCTTCGTCATAGATTTTTTCCATACATTCTTTGATAAGAGTAGTAGTAATTTCGGTTTCGTTCATAGCCTCTAAATCCAAGCTACCCATAAGAGCAGCGGTAGGATACTTCATGACTATGCCAATATCATCTGATACTTTGATTTTATTTGTATGTTCTTTATCGAACTTGACTTCTAGTTCATCTAGCTTGACTTCAAATTCATATGTCTTTTCGTCTTGGTGATCGATATACTTGAGCTTGACGATGTTATCAACTGACTTAGAACGTATTTTAACGAACATGTATTCAAGGTCGAAGGTAGTTAGCTCATCGACGTCAACATCGCTGCCGTCTAAGTTTGTGCTGCAGTTGTTGATTACTTGCTTAAGCGCATTAATCATTTCTGTTTTGTTAGCGCCTGACTGTGCCATCAGAAGAATCTTTTCTTCTTTGACTAGGAAAGGTCTGTACTTTATGTTCTTTTTGGTTGATGGTATAGTTGCATCAAACATCGGTATTTTCAATTTAGGTAGTGCCATTGTTTATCTCCAATTTAAATTACGAAGGAAAAAATAACCCTGCATTATTCACGTTAATTGAATCTGCAAGGGTTCTGGGAATTCTTATAGCGGAAGTTAGTAAAGTTTGATCGACTGCATATGAATTAGGGCTGGAAAATTGATTTCTTGCAGCAGTTCCGCCGATTAAACCACCCAAAGCTCCGGAGAGGTTTTTTTGATCTAATGGATAAATACTAAAATCGGTAAAAGAGAACGTAACAGTGACCCTTAACAACTGATCCGTTTGCGCCCATGATAACATAAGCTGCCCTACTGATTTAACGAAACAGTCTCTATAACTATATGTTAATATCTGTTTTGCCGCTTCATTATATACGTAAATTTCTAAGTCAAACGTATATTTATCTTTATACTCAACCTCGTAGGGGTTATTTGGAACCCCTCCTGCGTAGTTCGATCCGCCGCTGTTAATGTCGTTGTAATACATAAAGTTGGTGGCAGAATTTAATTTTTGCGTTAGTAATATCAAAGAACTTTGTTCACTAGCTTCTGCCATAAAATCAATTGTCAACGGAGAAAACACTGGTCTATAAACAACCTGTTCTGTAGGACCATACCCGTATCTGTTTATGCTAACAGGATCTAAGTCTGCGAATGGCGTAATTACTTCAGTGGTATAGAAAAAGAGTGTACGACCAAGATTTGCTTTTGGGTCGAAGTTGACTAGATACAGGTTGTTCTTTAATAACCCGTTCCGTAGTACATTAGACTTGAACTCGTTTATGTTAAATCCAGGCACTAGCTTCTTCCTTTGTTTATCGTTCTTGTTGAATCTGCCCAAACCTTTCGAGAAGATGCTTTAACGAAATTCTGAACTGGCAAAAATAAAGCAATATCCCATTCTACTGGAACAATGTTTATAAACTTAGACCTTACATGAGAGGACAGATATCTTTTTATGCAGGGTTCTATATATTTATTGGTTGCAGCGCTATTCAATATGTTATACGATATCTTTAGTTTGGTTCTTTCATCTAGCTTAGGGTCGCTGACGTAGTTATAGAGCATGTCCATAAGTTTAGCTCTAAGGATGTATGGTAGATAATGAAGGTTGATACCCATAAACCCATCTGGCGTTTTGGCGAAAGGGAATATCAGAGGAAACGTGTCATAATATGGTAGCTTGGCTTTTGTCTTTGGGTCATATGAAAAGAAAAACATCTTACCTACTTCTAGGCGATTTGTTCTTGCGTCAGCAGAAGCTAGCAGTTTACCTTCGGTAACGTTTCGAACTTTCTTTGCGGTATCTCTGAACCAATCTCTGGAAGCCTGAGTGCGTGCAGGAATCTGCCCACTACGAACACCATCCGCCAGTATCTTGTCAAATAATTGTATTGCCATTTACTTTCCGTATATCTCTTTTTCTGTTAGTATCTGAAACTTCCATTTACGGTCTTTGCAGTATTCTTCAGCAGCTTTCCATTTGGCTTGATTAATCGCGTAGGTCACTGCTTCGTTAATGTACTTTTTCGTTTTCTTAGGCGTACTGGTCGGCTGCATTGTTTGTTGATACGGTTTGACTTCAATGACTATCGTTTCTTTCCTAGTATTTTTTATGACGAAATCTGGGAAATATCGGTGCACCTTATTATCTACCGGAGATCTATATGGAATAATTAGTTCCTCACTAGCCCAGGCAACTATATCCGGATTCTTATCGAAGAACATCATCATATCCAGTTCCCACTTAGACCTCCAAATAATGTTAGTTGGGTCGCCTAAATACTTACTGGGATTTTTTGGTTGGAATTTACCTTTCATAACTCACTATAAATAGTCATAATACCTATATTTATTCGGGGAAGAAATGGCCAACAGCTCGCAAAATAATCCTTTTGTCCCATTAAATCAACAATTGTTGATAAATCAAAATACTCAGAAGAGAATTTCTGGCGTAATTGATGCGGTAAACTCGCCTGACACTCTTGCTAAAGGATTATTGGCAGCAGGTATTTCATCTGTTGGTGGGGGAGATATTTTAAACACGCTTTTTGCTGCAGCCCAAGCTTTAGGGTTTACCTCTAATTCTCCTTTGAGAATAACAGAAAATGAGTTAGCAAATAGAAACTTTTCTAGACCCAATAACGATCCTAATTTAAAAGTGCAAACATCTATAGCCGGAACCACTTCAATTGGGGCTAATTTTGTTTACCCGAATCCTCAAGCGCCATATTGCATGATGTTGAATTTTTATCAATATCAACGTCCAACTCCACTCGGAAAAGTTACTTGGCAGCCTCAAGGTAAAGTTACACTACCAATTCCTGAAGGATCTGGATTAGTTGATAACACAACAGCAAACTGGCAAGAAAAATCATTAGGTTTAACAGGTAATATTTTAGATGGCGTAAAAAACAGTAACAATATAAAAAACGCTACGACAAAAGATGCAGCTACAAATCAACTTGGTGATGCTACAGCTTATGCATTGGCTTCAATACAAACTGCAATGATAGGAGAAGCAGTTCAATCAGAATTGGGAGTAGCTCCGAATCCAAGTTTAAGTTTGCTGTTTCAGGGCGTTGGATTTAGAGACTTTACTCTTAGATGGACTTTTGCACCTAAAAACGATGAAGAAAGCGTTCAAGTAAAAGATATTATCAATTTCTTAAAGGCTAGACATCTACCAACTTTTTCTGGACAAGGACAACAAGGCGGAAGTAGTTTTCTTTTTAATTATCCTTCCGTAGTACAGCCTGTAATCATTACACCCAATATTACTGGAAGTAGTCCATACATGACCAAATTTAAACACTGTGCGATAAAACAGGTAAATGTTAGTTACGCTCCACAAGGATTGCCATCTTTTTATGTTAGAACTTCGGCTCCCGCATTTATTCAATTAACTATTAATCTAGAAGAAATTGAAATTATGACAGCAGCCGATTATGACCCAACAGCGACTGGTACTAATGGTGCTACGTTAATTTCAGCAGAGATAAGCAACATAATTAATGGGTATAACGAGGCAGCTAAGCCTGCCTTGACAGCGGCGAATAACTCTGCAGCAAATATTTTTGGCGGATAATTATGTCACAATTCTTTAATAAATTCCCCGTAATTAACTACGCCAACAATGTTGTAACGAACATTCTTGCTCGCGTCAATATGTCTAAACTAGCACTAAATAATCTCCAGGCATTTTACACCTATGAATCTAGAGACGGAGAAAGACCTGACGCTATTTCTTACAACTACTATAATGACTCTGACTATATCTGGTTGATTGCTTTAGCAAACAAGGTAATTGACCCTTACTACGATTTCGCTATATCAGAATCAAACGTAATCAAATCTCTTATTAACCAGTATGGATCTATAGCTAATGCTGGGTCTACCATATTGTATTTCGAAAACAACTATGCAACAGATCCATCAGACATATCTGTTTCAAATTATGAAAATTTAACACCCAAACTCAAAAAATACTGGGCTCCTGTATTGGGTGAAAATTATGGTATTATCTCTTATATACGCAAAAAAGAAGATTGGAGTGTTGCCACAAACAAAACAATTCAATTAACGCTATCAACAGCGATAACTTTTAAAGTAAACGAGAAGATATTGCAAAACGGTGAAATCGTTGCTACAGTAGTATACTCTAAAGGAAAAGCCTTAATAGTCCATCATGTAACAACTGTAGTAGCAGGCAGCATTACTGGAGAAACATCTGGAGTTACTGCTACGGTTTCTGACATCAATTTAATTTCTCAAACTATTTCAGACGAAGAAATAATTTATTGGTCTGCAGTGACAGCTTATGACGAAGCAATTAGAATTAACGATAAAAAGAAAAGTATTTCTTTACTTGACAATAGATTTAGCGGTCAGGCGGTTAAAGAACTGAAAAATCTATTAAAACAATGACATCAAATTATATAAAGTCAGATTCTGTTGAGGTCAAATCTTTAAAAATGACTTCAGTAGAAACAGGTCAAGAGTTTGATATTTCAAATCAAGTAGCATCATTTGACATTTATGAAGATATCATATTTCCGGTCATTCGTGCTGAATTTGTTATACTTGATACCGTCGATCTTCTTAATTTGTTTCCCATCAAAGGCGAAGAATTAATTACTGTCGAGTTTGCCAATCCAGGCGTCGATTTAGTCAATTCCTATAAGTTTCATGTCAAAAACATAGAGAATCAAATTGTAACAAATCAAGCAAAAGCTAAAAGCTATGTCATAAAAGCTGTTAGCGAAGAAATGATTACCAGTAGCTATAGATTCGTAGCCAAGAAATATAAAGGTGAAACTTCGTCCATTATACAAACGATCTTTAAAGAAGAATTGAAAAGTGATAAAAATCTTTTGCTGGGCGACGAAACTAAAGGTGTGCAGGATCTTTTAGTTAGTAGGTTGAGACCACTACAAGCTATAGATATGTTTAGAAAAAGAGCAGTATCTAAATTTTTCGAATCTTCTTCTTATGTTTTTTTCGAAAACAAAAGAGGATTCAATTTTTGTACCATAGAATACTTAATGGCTAATCTAAGCAAAAATGTTAACGACAAAGTGTTTTTTTATGACACGACTGGTAATAGTGATTCTAGAAACATGAATACCAGAGGTATTCTTACGCTAGTTAACGTATCCCAGGTCAACAACACCAAAAAATTGACTTCGGGTTCTTTGAACAATGTGGTAAAAAAATTCGATTTGCTTACAGGTAAAGTCACTAAAACAGAGTACAAAGACTCCGAGCAGCAACAAAAGTTCAAGTATACATCAGATAATTCACAGCCGATAAACAGTTCAAAGTTTCAGCAACAATATGGCAAGGATCCTGCAGTAACGATGCTTGTGCCAACTTCTAGCGATTTACCAGAAAACTATATTTCAGATTCGCTTGGTAAAAAGCATTCTTTTGTCACTAAGGTTTCACAAAATATATACCAAGCTCTTATATACGGCGACGTCGCTTTAACAGCTGGTGACGTTGTTGACATTCGTATTCCTTCTTTCTCAGGTGAAACAGGTAATACTAATGAAAACAAACTATTGGCGGGTAAATATCTTATCTCCAAACTAAGGCATATCGTTATGAATTTCTCTTCTAGAGATAAACAATACTATTGTTCAATGGAATTGATCAAAGGAACCTACGGGGATTAATTATGACAACTAAAAGAATGGGTGAAGAAGGATTACGTTGGTTCGTAGCAACCGTAGAAGATCTCAAAGATCCAGAGAAACTTGGGCGAGTAAAAATTAGAGTTGTTAACGAACACGATTCTCCTTCAATCAAAAAAGAAGATCTTCCTTGGGCTACGCCTATATTACCACCAACCTCAGCAGGATTCAATCAGGTCGGCAGATCTCCTACTGGGTTGCTTGTTGGTTCTATGGTGTTTGGGTTTTATCTGGATGGAAATGAAAAAAACCTACCGTTAATATGGGGATCTTATGCTAAGAAAGGCGATAAAGGAAACGATGTTCCTGGATTAGCAAGGGAAGTCAATAATCTCAAGAAATCAAAGGTTGGTCCAGAACCAAATTCTGCATATAACGCTAAGTATCCATATAATCATGTTTGGCAAACTGAATCTGGACACGTTTTCGAAGTTGATGATACTCCTGGTAAAGAACGGGTTCACTCTTATCATAAGTCTGGCACTTATGTAGAAATCAATCATGATGGGCAGCAGGTAACGAAGGTAGTCGGCGATGCTTATGAAATTGTTGTAAAAGACAAAACTATTTTTGTTAAAGGAGATTGCAAAATCGAAGTTAAAGGCGATTATTCTTTAAAGGTTGATGGCAAGGTTGATGTAACCGCTAAAAAGAATATCAACTTATCTTCTGATAAAGATATATCAATTACAGCAAAAGGTAAGATAAACATTAACGCAGATAAGAATGTTGAAGTTGATTCTGGTAAAAAAGTTAGTATTAATGCAGAAGCCGCTATAGATGTTTCTGCTGTAGACGCCGTTAATGTTATTGGTTCTACAATCAATTTAAATTGAGAACACTATGCCAGCAGTAGCAACAAAAGGTAGCGCAGTATTGACAGGGCATTTATGCAGTACAACAACTACCATAAAAACATGTTCTACTAGCGTATTTGCTGGAGGAGTTGGTGTTTCTAGGTTAGGAGATTTTTTAAGTCCACATACAATTTTAGTTGGGGAGTATTGCGTACCACATCCAGCTGCAGTAGGCGGCGGCTCTTCAACAGTATTTGTAAATGGAAGACCTATAGCAAGAGTCGGAGACTCTGCAGATTTCGGTAAAATAATATCAGGAGTAGGCAGCGTAATAGCTGGATAAAATGGCAGAATTATTCAATCCAAACAAGTTTACTGTTCATACTCAGGATCTGGAAGCGTACAGCGACTTCCTCACAAACTTCGACGAGCACCCGGAACTTCACGACCTTGCTAGAAAAAGAAACGAAGATGCTGTTAAAATGGCAATTCGAAATCTTATTTCTACAAATAAATATGATAGACCGTTCCAGCCAACTTTAGGTAGCAATCTTAGAAATTATTTGTTCGAGCCTGTTAATGTTATATCACAAGTAGCTATCGAACAAGAAATAAGGACAGTTATTTCGAATTATGAACCAAGAGCTAATCTGATGAGCGTCACCGTCACTCCGCTTTCAAATGAATCAGGGTATACGGTAACCATTGTATTCAGCGTTCTAAATATAACTAAGCCTGTCGTTTTAAACACCATACTTTATAGAGTAAGATAATGGCAAATACAAGTATAAGTCTTACCAGTCTAGACTTCGATACATACAAGAGTTCCTTAAAGGCTTTTTTACAGTCACAAGTAAGGTTCAAAGATTTCAACTTCGAAGCCAGTAACATTAGTGTTCTTTTAGACCTACTATCCTATAACACATACCTCAACTCGTTCTACTTGAACATGGTTGGATCTGAGATGTTTTTGGACACTGCTCAGCTTAGAGATTCAGTTGTCCTCAAAGCAAAAGAATTAAACTACGTTCCTAGATCTTTTAGATCTGCTACCGCTAATGTGAATTTGACTGTTACTGTAGATGACAACACTGTTTCTCTTATTACAATACCAAAAGGAACGACCTTTACAGGTAAAGTTGGGTCAAATAACTTTACTTTCAGTACAGATCAAATTCTAACTGTAACGACGGGTGTATTAAATCCTTTAGATCCAACGCAAATCATTTTTACACAAAATAATGTGCCAATATATGAAGGTGTGTATATCACAGACTCTTATGTTGTAAAGCCTTTAGCAAACACAGATCGTCAGAGATTTATTCTTTCTAATCCTACAATTGATACCACATCAATGACGGTTACTGTGGTAGAGAATAATGGCGCTAACACCATAGCATATAAACTTTCTTCAAGTATCCTAGACCTTAAACAGTCAAGCGAAGTATACTTTTTACAGGGAGCTGAGAACAACAAATACGAATTAGTGTTTGGCGACAATATTGTGGGAAGAAGACCTGCCGACGGCTCAATCGTTCTTGCTGAGTATCGTATAACGAATGGACAGCTCCCCAACGGTATCTCTGTATTTACTTGCGACGGAACTATAGCCGGATCCTCCAACGTAGTTGTAGACATCGTAACAGACGCTAACGGATATCCTATTCCTGCTGTCGGTGGCGATATCGGCGAAGATATCGAAAGTGTCCGTAAAAACGCCACAAGATTTTATGCCACACAAGATAGAGCAGTAACAACAAAAGACTATGAAAGTCTGATGCGTATCACCTATCCTGAAATTCAGGTTATATCTGTTTACGGCGGAGAAGAAGCCGTTCCTCCTCAATATGGCAAAGTATTTCTTTCCATGAAAATTGCCAATTTTGACGCTATACCTGACTCTAAGAAAATAGAATATACCAATTTCTTGAAGACAAGAGCACCATTAACTATCGATACTATTTTTGTAGAGCCAGAATACACCTATGCTAGCGTTAGAACCAAAGTCAAGTACAACATTAACAAAGCAGCTATTACTTCTCAGGATATTACAACATATGTGACCTCTACGATTCAGAACTATAACATTGAAAATTTAAACGACTTCAAATCAACCATATTGTATTCAAGATTAGTAACAGATATAGACAATTCACATCCAAGTATTATCAGTAACGAAACTGATTATTTGTTAATGAAAAAAGTAATACCTTCTACAACAGCAATTAAAAATTATGTTATTGCGTTTAATATACCGCTTGACACAACACTCTTTCCTTATCCTAGAGTCCATTTGTCTTCTGAAGCGCATACGGTTATTTCTTCTAAATTTATATACAAAGGGCAAACTGTCGTAATGGAAGACGACGGTCAAGGAAACATGCGTATAGTGCAAGCCAAAGAACAAGATCATAACACAATTATTGTCATTGGTTCTGTGGATTATACCAAAGGGCGAATAGTAATAAGAGGATTTAAGCCTGATAGTTATTTTGGTGATTCTATTAGGTTTTACGCTAAATCCGCCACTAAAGATAATACTACTGGACAACAAGTTATATTTGAAATTCCAGATGATGAGATATTTGTAACGGTAGAAACAGTAAGACAATAATGATATACCCAGCAACAATATCGAATTTAGTAGCCGAACAGTTTCCTTCTTTTTATCAAGAAGAAGGTCCTGTTTTTGTTGAATTTGTACAAGCCTATTATGAATGGTTAGAACAGGAAGGTAATGCGCTTTTTTATGCCAGAAGATTACCTGAGCTTTCTGACGTTGATCAAACTCTAGAAGAATTCTTAATCCATTTCAAAAATACGTATTTGCAAGGTGTTCAGTTTGAAACACTCGCCGATAAACGTTTATCTATTAAAAAGATTATTGATTTATACAGAGCGAAAGGCAATCCTCGTGCGCTTAAGCTATTATTTCAATTAGTTTATAAAGAAGACATAGATCTATATTTTCCTGGAGATGATGTATTAAAATCTTCAGATGGAATATGGGTAAAACCTGTTTATCTTGAAGTCACAGAAACGTATAGAAATAAAGAATATCTTGGTAAATTAGTTAAGGGTGCTATATCTGGCGCCACAGCTTTCGTAGACAGAATAGTTAAAAGACAGGTCAATGGAAGATATGTAACAGTATTTTATATTACAAACCTAAGCAACGATTTTAAAACTGGTGAAAGGCTAATTGTAAACAATAACATAGAAGATGTGCCTATTGTTATTGGTTCTTTATCGGGTCTTGTTATAGACGAAGGAGGATATGGATTTACGGTTGGTCAGATATTAAATCTTACTAGCACCTTTGGTAAATACGGTAAAGCGAAAGTACTTGAAACTGCGGACGTAACGGGTATTGTTACGTTTAAACTATTAGAGGGTGGCTGGGGATTTACTAATAATTCTGAAATTATTATTTCGAACACGGTTCTTTATTTGAGTAATATCAACTCTACAGCATTAACTAACACTTATCCTATCCCTAAATTCAGCAAAGTAACAATAACTAATCCTAGTAATCTTGCTTTAAATGTAACCGCAAACGTTTTTGCATACTCAAACACTGCAAATTTATATCTCAACACCGTCGTTGGTTCTTTTATAAAAGGAGAAACAGTATCCTCTGGCGATAATAACGCTAATGCTTACGTTCGTTCTGTAACTACCAATAGTAGTGTAGTAGCGCTGAACGTGTCAAATGTGTTTTCTTTTTATTTTAAAAATGGGTTAAGCGTAAGGGGATTAACAAGTAATGCCATAGGAACATTATTTTCTACTGACATCGACATTGGTATTCATAAACTAAGCGCAGGATCTATTACTGCAGGACACACAGTATTAACTACAGTGAGCGGAAATGCTGTTATAGCAGCCGCTACCACCGGGATTAATGCAAATATCTCAATAAAAAGCTTATCCGGAACTGAAACTGTTCCTATATTTACTGACTATATCTCTGATAATAATTTCTTTAATTCTGCGTATTTAACTATAGGATTAAATGCTTCTAATTACGGGTTTCCCAAATTTCCAACAGCAAACTCATCAACGATTCTTATTGATGCATTACAATATTCAGTTAAAGAGCTTTCAGAAATAACAGCTATTCGCACAGTCAACCCAGGAAAACTCTACAATAAAGCTCCTTATGTAGAAATATACGAAAGAGCAGTAGCAACTAAAAAGAAACAGGATTACATATTAACTATAGATACTATAGATGGTGGATTTACTGTTGGAGAAATAATAAATCAAACTGTTCCTCTATCAGGATTAGTTTCTGTTGGAGTTTCAGGTATAATTTATGCAAATTCTGATCCAGGAGAGTTTACTTACAGCGAGCTGGTGTTCCAAAATGATGGCGTAAGTAATGTTGCGACAGGCTCGGTTTATCAAATAAATACCGGTGAATTGTTAGTTAATGTTTATAGCGGAACTTTTACTACGGATTATGAAATATCTGGTCTTTCTTCTACGGCTAATGCAACAGTAGATACGGTTACATTGGGTGGCGTTACTTCACAAGCTATAGGTAAAATCACCTTTGCAAACGACAGCGTTATTTATGCAAAAAGAGAAGGAATAATTCAAGACTTCGTAACTAATATCAACGTCGTAGGAGAATTAAGCGGCGCTATGGCAAACGTTACTGGAGTATATGCTGCTAATTCTTTATTCTCAGGCGATAATGCAATAGTTGCAGCAAACGTAATTTCATCAAATGGATCTATAACTAAATTATTAGTAGCAGATTCCGGATTGGGTTACAGTAACGCTGAAAATCTAATTACTTTCAGTTCGTTGGATGGAGAAAAAACAGGAACCGTAATTCCTATTATTGCTAAGCAAGGATATGGTTCTGGTTATTATTCAACTACCAGAGGGTTTTTAAGCGCTGATAAGTATATACAAGATGGAGAATACTATCAAGAATTCTCATATGAAATTCAAGCATCAAGAGACCTAACTAAATATGCACAAATGGTTAGAGACGTGACGCATGTTGCTGGGACTAAGTTTTTTGGTGCTGTGATTAAAAAAACTACCGCCACTAATAAAACAACTATTAATAATTCAAATACTGGACCAATTGTAGGATAATATGGCAACAACGCAATTAACAACAAACAATTATAAACTGCATAATGCTAATCAATTCATTGAGTCTTTCAATGAACCTGCTAACACAGTATACTATATGTTTGCTGGGATAGCTAGTGCGTACGGCGGAGGTGTAGTTCCACAAGCATACGATAGCGTAAAGACTGTACAGTTTAATACCTATAACAGCATGCTGTTTGCTAAACATATTATATCTGACGATGTTAAGCTGATGGTGAATGCCAATTTATGGACAGCAGGAACAGTTTATCCTTACTATGACGATAACGACCCCAATTTAGCAACCAAACCATTCTACGTTTATACGTATGAAGGTTCTATTTATTATGTGTTTAAATGCTTAAACAACAATGACGGCGCTGCTTCAACATATAAACCAACCTTTGCAGACACTGCGCCTGATGATGTTTATTACGAAACTTCTGATGGATATCATTGGAAGTACATGTATCAAGTTGACAGCGCAACCTTTAATAAATTTAACAACAGTTTTTACATGCCAGTAGTTCCGGATGAAAATGTTTCCGGTAACGCTGTTCCAGGCGCTGTTGACGTAATTTTAGTTCGAACTGGTGGAAGTGGATACACAAATCATTTTGTTGGTAAGTTTGGATCTTCCGGAAACTTTAAGACTATCGGTAATGCGCCTTTAGTTGAACTTGCTAACGTGGTTTATGCCAATTCTACAACAAGAATTTATGCTTCTCCCAATAATGCAATAACACCCTCAGCAGTTTCTGGCGTATATAACGGGTGTTATTTGTATATAACAGGAGGAACTGGCGCTGGGCAATGGAGAACTATTACTTCACACGTAAGTAATTCTCTAGGAATATATGCATATCTTGATTCTAAGTTTATTCCTACTCCCGACAGCACTTCTCATTTTGAAATAAATCCAAGGGTCGTTATATTAAATAGCGGAGATGAAGCAGTTACTACTGAAGCTAGAGCATTAGTAAGCCCTAGCGCAGCAAACTCTATTTACAAAGTGGAAATCCTCAATAGAGGAAGCGGTATTTCTTCCGCTGGCGCTTACGTTTATTCAGCTCCTCAAGCTGGAGTTAGCAATGCAGCCACACTAAAAGTTATTAGCGGACCAAAGGGTGGCCATGGCGCTAATGTTGCTAACGAATTATTTTGCTCTAGAGTTGGAATAAGCCTAACTTTTGACGGGTCAGAGGGAGATACAATTCCCGATTCTAGTACATATAGAAGCGCTGGGATAATAAGAGATCCTCTTTTTTCTAACCTTGTATTTGCTGTAGACTATCAGACTTCACCTTTCTTAGCTAACGAAGAAGTTACTCAATCCATATATCATGAAGATACAGGTATTACAACAACCGCCAAGGGTATTGTTGTAAGCTCGAGCCTTGGTTCTCTACAAGTAACTAATGCTAGCGGGTTTTTTGTTACTACTACAAACTCAACTGTAGGCACTATTGTTGGAACGACATCTTCTTCTAATGCATTTATCACTGAGATAGAAGTTTCTGGTTTGGTTAAAAACTTTGAAACGTTTACCGAGTACTATAGATATGATGGTTCTTTATTAAGCGGAACGTTTATTCAAGGCGAAAAGGTGTATCAAAGCAACGTTGCTGTTTCTAATGCTATATTTTATGCTAACAACTCTTATGGAAATAGCATTTATATAAGTGAAAAACTTGGTCCAATTTACCCCACTTCTTTAGTTTCTGGTCCATTAATCGGGGTTACTAGCGGTGCAAGATTCGATATAAATACAATACATGCGCCCGACGTAATAATTGAAAGCGGAGACGTGATTTATATTGAAAATTTTGACCCAGTAACAAGAGCACCTGGACAAAAAGAAACAATTAAACTTATTCTAGAATACTAAAGGATTTGAACGAATGCCAATCCAAACAGACCTTAGCGTTGAACCATATTTTGACGACTTTAATGAGTCATCAAATTATCACAAAATTCTTTTCAAGCCTGGAGTGGCGCTTCAAACTCGTGAAATAAATCAGTTACAGACTATTCTTCAAAACCAAGTTGAAAAATTCGGCGATAATATCTTCAAAAAAGGCAGTATTATCGACGGATGTAACTTTACCTATGATTCTCAATACCCATATGCTAAGATAAAAGATCTACAGGTTGATGGTGAGCCTGTTGCTCTAGGAAATTATGTTGGCTTATTCGCTAAGAATAGCTCTAATCTAGTTGCACGCATTATCTCTGCGAATAATGGGTTCGAATCTCAGGCTCCGGATCTTAGCACTCTATTCTTACACTACGTTAATTCCGGAGACACTTCTGAGTTAACCGCTTTTGCTCAGAATCAAGTTTTAACTGTTTACAACGCTAACGTTTCTGTTTATCAAGTCAATATTCCCGTCAATGGAACAGGTCAAGGATTTAGTAACGGCGATAGCGTAGTATTTTTATCTTCTATTACTGTTCCAGACGACACAGTTGTTTCTGTTAACGATACAATCAACGACCCAGTTTCTTTAGCTAATGCTGTTGTTCTAGCAGTAAATGCAACAGCAATCAACTCCAGTAAAGTATTGAAGCTTCGCCCTTACGCCAATTCTTTGACTGACAACAGCGTTAACGCTTCTTCTTGGACATTTAGAGTCGGTAATACTGTATTAGTTAATAACACCACATCAACAATAATTGATGGTATAATTGGTTCTGGCGCTAACGCAGATGTTATTACAAATTCTTCTGGTGTAATTACAGAAATTGTGATGACTGACCTTGGACAAGGATATGATTTCGCTCCATACGTTACTATCAAAACTTCTAACACCAGCGCTAGCGTTACAAATCTTAATTTAACAGCTCAAAATTATCTTGCTCAAGTAACGATTGCTAATAACGCACAATCCGGGTCAAGCAACGCTGTAGGATTTGGCTACGCATTCAGTATTACTGAGGGTATTGTTTATCAGAAAGGGTATTTCCTTTTTGTTTCACCACAAACAATTGTAGTAGACAAATACTCAAGCAAACCAGACGCAATTTCTGTCGGTTTCAGTACGGTAGAAAGTATTGTTACCAGCGACATCGATCCAACGCTGCTTGACAATTCTACCGGTACGTTTAACACGCAAGCTCCTGGCGCAGACAGACTAAAATTAGTACCTGGATTAATTTTACAAGATACAGCTGTTGCTGAAGCAAATAGCGACTTTTTCATTATCACTGCCTTTTCTTTGGGGCAACCTTACCTTCAAAACCAACAGACAGCATACAGCCTTATTGGCGATGAAATGTCTAAAAGAACTTCTGATACCAGCGGCAACTTTGTAATTGATCCTTTCATATTAAGCACTATAACACCAGAAGATGTTGTAGACGAACACGAAAAATTCAGAGTAACCATCGATCCTGGATATGCATATATCTCTGGTAATCGAGTTAAAACCGATAGAAACTATTCTTTAGTTCTTGATCAAGGTATATATACTCAAAATTCTACCGGCGTAGCTGTTAATCTAAACTACGGCAACTATACTAAAGTAAAAGAGGTTGGCGGAGTTTTTGATTATACAGTAGGCGACTATGTTACGTTATATAACGCAGCAAAAAATTATTTGAGCTTCGCCGGCAACAGCACCGTTTCAGCTTACTATTCAAATAGTAATACAGCCCCTAAAGGAACTGCTATAGGAACTGCCAGAATTCGTTCTATGTCATTAGATAGTGGAACTCCTGGTGATGCGTCAGCCGTATACAAATTATATTTGTATGACATTAACATGAACCAAACTAAGAATTTTAGAGATGTGCGTGCAGTATATTACTCTTCTGCAAACTATGATGGTATTGCTGACATTGTTGCAGTTAATGATGCGTCAACTAATACGTATATTGCAACGATAGCAAATACCGAAATTTCTCAGATGGTGTTCGATAGTGGTGCAGCTTCTACAAAGAGCACCGCTAACATTGTATATTCATTTAAATCGTTATCAACAGTAAATGCAGGAAACAATGGAACTATACAAGTTTCTTTAGCGGGTAGCAATTATTTCTCATATACTGCTGACTCAACATTGTCCCAAGAACAACTAAAAACTGTTCAATTAGTATTTACTTCTAACGCTGAGGCACAAACTAATTTGACAGGAACGTTTGTTGTTGGTTCATCTAGTAATGTAATTTCTGCTAACTCTAGCACACTTAATTTCATTGCTACGTTTAATTCCGGCGACTTTGTAAAAATTTATCAAGCATCAACAACAGAAATAAAGAAGATTACCGCTGTACTCAATAGCACAGCATTTCAAATAGATGCTCCTCCTGCTGCGTCAAATAGTGCAGTTAATGTTAAATTTTTCTTCCCCGAAAACGCTCCCGTTCCATTGCACACTAGAACTACGACTCGTTCTGCTAATGTTGACAGCAGCGGTCAATTGTTAACAATTAACATTGGGACTAACTTAGCATCAAATTCTTCTGCTGCTACAGTTACGTATAACGCTAAATCTGTTAATGCTGCTCCCGTTGCAAAAACTACTAACAGAGAAACCACCGTAGTAATTAACCCAAGCAAAAATCCTGGAGCATATACAGGTCCTTGGGCGCTTGGACAACCAGATATTTTTAGACTAAGAAAAGTCTATAAAGATACCAGATACAATATTGTTGATAGTAATAGTGACGTAATTACAATAAGTTTTTCTACTACAAGCGGCGCATTTAGTAATGGAGAAACGGTAACACAACACTCTGGAATGTACAATCTAAACATTTCTTCAATAAATGGGGCGTTTACAAACGGAGAATATGTTTATCAGGCTAATAGCACGGCTAACGTTGCTGGCGGTATAATCCTTAGTGTTAACAGCACCGTTATGGTAGTAAACACTCTTCCATTCGTGGGGCTAACAGATTTTACTGGATTTACAAATTCAACTAGCGTTATAGGTGAAGTTTCTGGAGCCAACTCAACTGTCGACTTGGTTACTTCTAACGTTATTTCTCTAGGTACAATTACATCTATCGGCAATAACGGAAGAATTATCAGAAACGGATTTACTACTAAGTTAGTACAAACAATAAATGTAGCAAACACTATTGCTGTCATTAAAGGATCTAATGTAGCCGGAGTAAGCTCACTAGCCTACGGTGAAGTTGATCATTATAACTATTCACAATATGTAAAAGTTACCGAATTACCTTCTACTGCAGTCGACGTGACTAACGATTTTTACATCGACCATAACCAAAATCTAGACTATTATGATTACGGATATCTATACAAAAAACCAAAGTCATTATTAAATGTTTCTGACGCAGACGTTTTTATAGTAAGCTATGATCACTTTACAAACGCTGCAGCCGGTGTGTTTACACGTTCGTCATACAATGTTAATGACACGCAAAACTACGATACTTTAACTGGCACACTAACAGGTGGTTCGATTAGTACGCACGAAGTTCCAGAATTGTTTACTACTAAAGGAACCAATGTTGACCTAATTGATGCTGTTGATTTTAGACCAAGAGTTGTTGCTACTGCTGCGATTACTGCCGGTAACATCGCGCTATCAACGGTAAATCCTCCTGTTCCTAGTGCTATTGAGAAGTTCCAGGCAACTACTACAGTATTTCCTGTACCTAGCTCACAATATACTTCTGATTTTGAACACCATCTAGCTCGTGTAGATAGAATCGTTATTGATAAAGACGGAATTATCAAGGCAGTAACGGGCACTCCTGGAGTAAACAATCTATCTGCTCCTCCAGAACCAAAAGATAGCATGACAATTAATTTGTTGTTTATACCTGCGTATCCTTCTGTTCCACAAAGATTGTCTAACAACTACATCAACATCATTGATAAAGGTATTGCTAACGACAAATTTACGCAGAGACGAATTCAAGATCATACGATCGCTGTTCCGCTTTTAAGTAAAACACAGATTGAAAAGAATCAGCCTACTAGATTTACAATGGCTGATATTGCAAACCTTGAAAGAAGAATTGCTGCTCTAGAATACTATGTTTCACTTTCTCAGCTAGAACAAAGCTTAAAAGATATCACAATCCCATCATCAATATCATCAAGCATCAATCGCTTTAAATACGGATTCTTTGCTGATAGTTTTGACACTACGCTATATAGCGATGTTAATAATCCTGAGTATCTAGCTAAAATTCAAAACAGTGAAGTTGTTGCAAGAACATATAATAAAAACGTAGAATTTGATTTTCATAGCTCAGATTTAGATACAGCTAATTCAACAAACGGTAAATACGTTTCTTTACCCTATCGTTATGCTAACGGAGTAACATCATCGTTTACTCTTTTGACGCAGGGTATTGCCACAGACGGCGCTGTAGTTGTTTCAAACAACCAATCAAACAATCAACAATCAAACAACACCCCTGTAACCAGTTATACGGGTATAATGACAGCTTCTCCTTCATCATTCTCAATTGATACCGAGTATGTTGTTTCTAAGGTTTATATTCCACCAGTTCCAGAATCAGTTCCGGGTGCCAGTTATTGGTCTAGCTTTATAACAGATACGCCGATTGCTCCTCCACAATTTACTTCTGCAACTGCGCGAGGCGGCATAAAAACGGGCGGTATTGGAACAGCATATATAACAGTTCAAACATACAATGTTGCTGATGGTACTACTTTATATTGGACGACCAGAGATATAGGATTTAATGTATTAGCTAGCGATTTTTCAGATAACACGCTTTCTGGTACATGTACTATTCAAAATAATAATGCAACAGTTACAAGAAAAGGTGCAGCACAGAATACACCAATTTCTCCTAGTGTAAAGTCTTTTAACATAGATTTTCATACCGGAAGCGGAACAGGTCCTATAGTTACGGTTACTGCACCAATAAGTCTATATGATGCCAGCGTTTTTGGTGGAAATTCATCATCAACAGTCAGTTATTCAGTAACAATTTTAAGTAACAAATCAAGCAATCCGCATAGCATTGACGAGGGGAATTATGTCGCCACAGCAACAGTGCGCACCACTGGAGTTTCTGACAACACCACGTTATATTGGTCAACATATGTTTCTTCATCAGCTGGGTTAACTGCTGCTGATTTTACAGATGGAACATTAACAGGAACAGTCGTTATTAATAGCGGACAAGGCACATTTACTAGAGCAGTTAAAGCTGATTCTACTACGGAAGGAACAGAATCATTTGGTGTAAAAATTCATACCGGTAGCGTTTCAGGACCTGTAGTTGCGGAAACTGGTATCGTTATGTCAATTAACGATTCATCATTAACTCCTCGTCCTCCACCACCAACATACTCTAACAGAGCTTTAGTGGTTGGAACAAGTGCGACCACAGAACAAACTCCACCACCTTTTGCGGCGATGGTTAATTACCCATCTACTACTATCATTAAAGCTGATGCTAAACTAGAGTATAGAAATTGGGTAGTTCCAGCTAACGTTCATAGAATTAAATATAAAATTTGGGGCGCTGGCGGCGGCGGTGGTGGCACGGACTATAATGACGGTCCTGGAATAGGCGCAAGCGGCGGATCCGGGGCATATGTAGAAGGATTCGCTAACGTTACTCCAGGAGAAACTTTGCTTGTGGTAGCTGGTGGTGGCGGATTAAAAGGAGGAACTGGCGGAACTCCTCCTGGAGGAGCTACATATTCTGACGGAGCCAACGGTAAAGGTCGTGGGGCGATTGCAGGCGGAACAAGAGCTACGTCATCTACTCATGGCTGCGGTGGCGGTGGCGGTGGCGGTGGCGCAAGCGGAATTGCTAGAGGTGCCACAGTTGTAGCAATTGCTCCTGGCGGTAATGGCGGTGGTGGTGGTAAGGCAGATTCAAGCGGAATAGGTTATGGCGGAACTGGTGGCGGAAATAGCGGGCAGTCTGCAGCTAATGCGGCAGGCGCAGGCGCTTCTCCTAACGGTAGAAGCGGATTATCCGGAGGAACCGCCAAAAAACATGAAGGATCTCAGGTTGGCGGTATACCTTCTTTACCAGACGGAGCTGCAGAAGATGGATTGGGGTCAGGTCAATATGCAGTTGGTTGCGGCGGAAGAAGTGATCAAGACGGTAAACACGGTAGAGTTGTAATTTACATCTAGGGGAAAAAAATGGCTGCAACATTAGTAGCATCAAATAGTACAAGCTGGTTTACGAATACTAGCTCGTTTGTTACATCAAGCGGCGTAACAATTAAAGGTTCTGATATTGACCCAGCTTCTATAAAAGAAAGGGTTACAACGCCAGGAAAAGTGTTTGTGTTTACTGTAAACGGATTGAAGCCTTCTACAAGACACTATTTTTATCTAGACTCCATTGATAAAAGCGATAAATGTGTGCCTTTGGGTAAAAATATCGGAGATCCAATTATTACAGGAGCTGGAGGCGATGTACAATTTAATTTTTTATATGATTCCGGATTACCTACTACAGAAACAGACTATAGAACTTTACAGACTCAATTGAATTCTATTGTAGGTAGTAAAGTTGTGGTATTAAAAAGTAGCGACGAGAAATCTAAAGCTACTACTACAATAACCGTTAATTCCGGTAGTGCAGACATAGCAGTAAGAACATTAGCACCACCAGCTGCGTAACTAAATAATAGAAACGAATAAGGGTTTTCCATGGCATACAACTATTCCCAAACATTTTACGTTGACCCAAATACAGTAAGCAATTCTTCTATTGTTTTCTTGAACAGCGTTAATTTGTATTTCAAAGCAAAACCTACTGCTACCAACAACGCTAGCGGCATAACGAATCCTGGCGTTTCAATTTCTATAACTAAAACAAAATCTTCTACTCAATCTGGTTCCTTAAATATACCGGATTTTACAAACGAGTACGTTAATTCTTTGCTTCGTAAAGCATACGCCGATATCTCTATTAGCACTACAGCAGCTACTGCAACCAATTTTAAGTTTAACACGCCAGTAGCTGTAGAAACAGGAAAATTTTATTCTATTAACGTTAAAATAGAAGATCCTGGGTATATTTTATGGCTTGCTAAATCTGGCGACAAACTTGTTGGAACAAACAATCCGTTTGCTGGATTTAGTGGTGGTCATCTAGGAAGCCTTTTTGATAATGGAACTGACGGCACAATAACTCCAAGACAGTCTACACAACTTAAATTTTCTGTAGATGTAGTCAAATTTTTAGCGAATACTGTAACCGTAGAAATAGCGAACAAAGATTATGAATTCTTGAGCGTTTGGAATCAAAAAGGTAATTTTATTGGTGGTGAATTAGTATACGAAAAAACCAGCAATAATACTGGTACAATATTGTGTACATCGGGTAATAGCACTGTTAGAGGTGTTGGTACAAGTTTTCAAACAAAGTTTACTACAGGCAGTTACTTTGGTATATACAAAGATGGTACGAATGTTGTTCTTAGAAAAGTAGCTTCTATTGCCAATAGCACAAGCCTCACAGTCACAGAACCCCTACCATTTACAAACTCAACTGGCGCAGGATTTTTTAGTTCACCAGTAGGTAAAGTATATAGTTCTGTTTCTTCAGCAAATACATTATATTTAACAGAATCTACTGCAAACAGCACACTTTATTTTGATTATGGTAAAACTGTTATTGGTGTAACTTCGAATGCTTCGGCGCTGGTTACTTCTGTTGATAATTTCCCTGTCTCGCAAATAAAACCAGAGATTGGTATTACGATACCATCAGGCGGAAACGTAGCTGTTCAATATGCATTTGCTAAGTCAAATTCAACAGCGTATAGCATTGCAAGCGCATTTAATACTGCTCCGAATTATCAAGTTACTAACATAACACAGTACAATTCAATGATCATGTCTAGATCATTGGAAGTTAGAAATCCAACATATTTGTATGGGTCAAATCACAAATCTGCTGTTTTAAAACTGGTTATTAAAGAAAACGGCGACCCGATAAATGGAGTATATACTTCTCCGTATATCTATCAAGAAAAAATTGACATATTTTCTTCTATCAATGTTATTAATGATAATGATTATAAAGAAAACACTAGACACGGTGAGGCTAAGTCTAAGCACATTACGACCAAAGTTTCTTTTGATAAAGGTAAATCCGCCGAAGATTTATTGGTATACTCTACTGTATATCAACCGGCGGGCACAAGAATAGAAGCTTATGCTAAAATTCATAACGGAAAAGATCCAGAGGCATTTGATGATAAAGATTGGACCAAGTTAATACTCATTGATAACAGCAATAATCAAGTAAGTAGTACAACGTCAAACAATTATGTTGAATTGACTTTTGGATTACCAACAACGCCAGTTGTAGAATATACTGCTGATGGAACGGTTACTACTCAACTTGGTAACAACATTATCGTTGGCCATGGTACTGATTTTGGAAGATCTGAAATTTCTAATGGGGATGTAATTAAGATTTACTCTCCAGTATTTCCAGATCAATTTCATGTTGCTGCAGTTAATGCTATAACGAATGCCACGCACCTTTCAATTAATTCTCCTATCGCAAACACCAGTTTAGTAGGAGACGGGTTTGTAATTGATGTTGTTGATAATCCACAAAGCGCATTCTTGAACATAGAGAATAGCAACGTCGTTAGATATTATGATACCAATCGAATTGAGTATGATACTTACGATACAATGCAGCTCAAATTTCTGTTGCTGTCTTCTAATCCTAACGTAGCACCAAGAATACGTGATATTAGAGCGATAGGAGTGAGTGCATAATGAGTCAATATGTTGGTACTGAAACTCCTGGATTGTATAGAGATACCTCTACCGGAGCTTTGATAAATAGAAATGACGCTGAATATAATCAGTTCAAATTAGAGCGTGCTAGAGTTTTGCAGCAAGAATCAATAAACAAGAAGGTGGAAGATCTATCTTCTTCTGTAGCTGAAATCAAAGAAATCCTTAAGATGTTGGTAAAAAACAATGGCAATTAATACAGCAAACGTAGTTTTAGCAACAGATAGTTTTGCGGATTGGATTGACACAACCAACGAAATCGCTTACAAACTAAGCACTGTTGTTCTTACTTCAAATAGTACAGCTGGTGTTACTTCTGGTAATTCTTACCTTAATGGTAGGTTCTCAGCTAATGTTATCGCGGTCTCTCAAACCCTCCGTGGAGGTAATGTGGAGTCCTCTGGGACGCTTAACATTACAAGCGACGTATTATGTAACAGTATTTCCTTGCACGCCTCTGGGAAGGTCTCGTTAACCGACGCGAGTGCAAATCAGATCGTTGATAGCATCAGTGCAACAAGCTATAGATCTTCCAAGTATTTTCTACAAGTAAACACTGCATACGGACATCAATGCTCAGAGTTGCTTGTTATTACAGATGGCGCAGATGCTTACGTAACTGAATACGCCACACTAACAACAAACAGTACACAAGGCGTGTTTTCAGTAAACATTTCTTCTGGTAGCGTAAACTTATTAATTACGCCTACTCAGACTACAAGCACCGTTAGCTTTCAAAGAACTACGTTGAAACCATAATGGCTTCTAGAAAAATTAATTTACTGATTGATCAAGGATCGACTTATACAAACACTTTAGTCTTAGTTGATACTTTCAATCAACAGATTGATTATAGCGGATATTCCGGTCAAGGTCAACTAAGAAAATACTATACCTCATCTACTGCAGTTTCCTTTGCTGTCAATACTGATAATGCTGCTGCAGGAGAAATAACTTTATCTTTGACGGCTGAACAAACTTCCGACATCGCAGCTGGACGTTATGTTTATGATGTAGAATTGACAAATGGAGATGTCGTTACTCGCGTTCTCGAAGGAATGGCAACTGTTACACCAGAGGTGACCCGCATTTAATTTATTATAAGTATACAATAATAACAATACAGGGGAAAGGGAACCTGATGTCAACCGCTAATAATTCGTTCGTCGTAAAAAATGGCTTAACCGTCAATGGCAATCTTCTTTATGCCAATAACGGTAAGGTTGGCATCAACACTGTAACTCCTGACGTAGCTTTAACCGTAAGCGGTGATGCTAATGTCTCAGCCAACTTAATCGTTGGCGCTGTTTTATCTTCCGGTAACGTCAATGTTACCGGCTACCTTAACGTATCCTCCAATGTCGTAACAGTAAACGTATACGCCACTACTGTTAATGCCTCGGCTAACGTAATTACTACTAACGTATACGCTACGACAGTAAATGCAACCGC